CATGCTGGAAAAAGGTGACTTTGAGCCTGTGGAAAAACTGATCAAGGACGCTGTGCAAATATCATTGACCCGGGACATGGGCACAGACTATTTTGCAGACCCAGCGGCTCGTATCAACAAGTATTTTAATTCGGGAGGGCAAGTGTCAACAGGTTGGCCACAACTGGACAGATTGTTGTATGGTGGCTTCAGTAGAGGTGAGTTAAACATCTTTGCAGGCGGATCAGGATCAGGTAAATCCTTGGTCATGATGAACATTGCACTGAACTGGTTGCAACAAGGGTTGAGTGGTGTTTACATCACATTGGAACTGAGTGAAGAACTAACAAGTTTGCGAACAGATGCTATGCTGACCAACATGAGCACCAAGGACATTCGCAGGGATATTGACACCACAGAACTCAAGGTCAAACTGGTGGCCAAGAAATCGGGCAACTATCAAGTCAAAGGATTGCCAGCACAAAGCAACATCAACGACATACGTGCGTACTTGAAAGAGTATCAGATTCAAACAGGCAAGCGTGTGGACTTTGTGATGATTGACTACTTGGACTTGTTGATGCCAGTCTCTGCCAAGGTCAGCCCCAATGACTTGTTTGTCAAAGACAAGTATGTGAGCGAAGAACTGCGTAACCTTGCCAAGGAACTGGGCATCTTAATGGTAACTGCAAGTCAGTTGAACCGTAGTGCCGTGGAAGAAATTGAGTTTGATCACAGTCATATCTCAGGTGGTATTTCAAAGATCAACACAGCAGACAATGTGTTTGGTATCTTTACTTCACGTGCTATGAAAGAGCGTGGCAAGTATCAAATACAGTGTATGAAGTCTCGAAGCTCGACCGGCGTTGGTCAAAAAATTGATTTGGAGTACAACATTGAAACAATGCGCATTACTGACGAAGGCGGAGAAGATGGAGATGCATATTCAAAGAAACCATCAGCTTCAATCATGGACTCGATCAAAGCCCGTAGTCAAGTTAGCCCGGCTGCTGACAGTGCGGACACCCCACCATGGGAAAGTTCAGCCCCTGGTGTAGATACAGCCAAGATATTGGGCGATGTACAAAGTGCCAAACTCAAACAACTACTGGGCAAGATCAAAACATCATAATACCAACGCCGTCAAATTAGTTGCTGTTGAATAACATCGTGAATCACTCGAGCTTTTTTCTGCTCTAGTTTTTCGGTTGCTAGTAACGATGTCAAATGCTGTTTAAAACCATCAAGATCAGTATCTCCACTGGCAGTGATGTGTTCGATAGCCAGAGTGTAATTGTCAATGTTGATTTGGTAATGCATGATTTCTTGCTGTCTGGCTGCAAGTGCTTGTGCTAAAATTTCTTGTTTGTCCATGTTTGTATGTATCTTTACTAACTGTTGGGAGAAAACTTTACACCCAGAACATTGCCTGCAGGCAATGTGGTAAAGTCAGCGCTCTTGGTACCTATTCCGCTCACTAGGCTAAATGGATACACAGACACATATGGAGAAGTATCATGACCAACTGCCAAACTGCGTACACCAGACGCCACACCGTCAGTAAAGTCAACACTTCGTCCTGACCCAGTGGGCAACGTGACCGGATCGGCATACTTGCTGCCAAAGCCGCTGCCGGTGCTAAACGGATACACAGACACATATGGAGAATTATCATGTGCAACTGCAATGGCCTCACTGCCGAGATTATACCAACTGACATCATAGGCGTTGCCAGTGGGCAGCGTAACTGGGTTGGCCCACTTTGTACCAAATCCTCCAGCGGTACTAAACGGATACACTGACACATATGGAGAATTATTATGTGCTACTGCTATTTGACTGTCGCTAAATTCAACCGACCTACCTGCCCCAGTGGGCAGTGTTGCCGGATCGGCATACTTGCTGCCAAAGCCCACCCCAGTGGTCCAGGGATACACATTCACATAAGGTGAAGATCCTTGTGTAACAGCAACCTGGCTGCCGCTAACATTGTATCTAAAATTTACGGCTCCGCCGCCCGGTAGTATGGCTGGGTCAGCATATAAGCTGCCAAAGCCCACGCCACTGGTCCAAGGATACGCATATACAAAAGGTGTGCCAATTTGTGTAATTGCTATATCGTAGACATTGGTTCCATCACTAAAAAAATCAACTCCTCGAGCTTGTGCGGGACTGGGAAATGATGCTGGGTCAGTATACTTGCTGCCAAACCCTGAGTTGTAATTCCAAGCCCAGACATTTATGTATGGAAAACTAGATGATGTCACCGCAATGTCTGTGAGCGTTGTTCCTTGTTTGGCCCAGGCCACTTGAAAACAAAAGTTAGCAATCACCGGGCTAGAGTATTTGACCCCAATTTGTCCGCCACTGAATTTAAACACATTGATTCCGGGTGTCACACTGTCTATAGTCATTGCAATAGCCGGATAACTACCGGATACAGTGTTTTGTTGAAATGATAACAGTGCACCGCTCATGACAAGCCACTTCCTGAAATCAACCAACTGGTTGATGTGATTTTGATAGCAGTGGCAGTTCCGTATTGCGCCAAACTTCTTGAACCTGTGGTGCCAACCGGACTCAAGTACATGGTGTCTGAGGTGATAGCAATGGTCACAACCTGACTGGTTAAATTTATAAACGCAATTGCTGTACCAATTGGATAAGGCACACTGCTATTGGCAGGAATAGTAAATGTTCTTGCGTTAGCGTCAGCGGCAGGGTGTAAGATGTGCTTGCCAGCATCTTCAATTACCAAAGTGTAGTCAGCACTCTGACTGTTTTGCGGAATGTTTTTGTAGCCCACCACGTTGGTTCCATCAATGGTGAGTTGACTTGCATTGCCAAAATAAACGTTGCCAGTGACATTGCCTGTGGCAGTTATTATTCCTAGAGACAGCACATTGCCACCAGTGACGTTGCCTGTAGCTATTACTTGTGCGCCTGTGTTGAGGTTGCCACCAGTGACATTGCCTGTGGCTGTGATTAATCCTGCTGTGTTAACGTTGCCACCAACTACGTTGCCAGTTGACGATACCACACCACCAGTATTGATGTTACCACCAGTGATGTTGCCCACAGCACTAAATGCTCCAGAAGATGTGACTATACCTGAGCCATTTGGAGCCAATGCAATGTTGCCGTTGCTGCCGGTGATAATGCTCAACGCACCTGTGTCAACAATGTTGCCTGTCACATTCAAGTTGCCGCCGCTGACATTGCCTGTGGCTGATATCAGGCCACCTGTGAGCAAGTTGCCACCTGTAATGTTGGCAGTGGTACTGAACGCACCCCCAGTCAATATGTTACCACCAGATATGTTGGCTGTGGTAGTAATATTGGCAGTAGACTGCAAAACACTGACAACGTTGCTACTCAAACTCAACCCAGCAGCATTCAAGTTACCACCAAGTATGTTTCCAGTGGCACATACTTGTGCGGCACTGACCACTTGAGATGTCACAAGATTACCACCTGTGACGTTGCCAATAGCTGTGACCAACCCTGCAGTGACAACATTACCACCAGTGATGTTGCCTGTGGCTGTGATCAAGCCTGCTGTGAGAATGTTGCCACCAGTAACGTTGCCAGTTGCAGTGATCAATCCCACTGTGGTTAAATTACCGCCTATGACATTGCCACTTGCACTCACACTGGCTGCACTGATTGCTGCTGCGGTGATCAAATTGCCACCAGTGATATTGCCAATGGCTGTGACCAAGCCTGCTGTGTTGACGTTGCCACCTGTGATGTTGCCTGACACTGAAATTGCAGTGCCAACAAAATTACCAATGATGTTACCACCTGACACATTGGCTGTGGATGTGATGTTGCCAGCGGCGCTGACTATTCCGCCTGTTAATATATTACCGCCTACAATATTGCCAGTGGCAGTTACAGTGCCCACAGAGATATCAGTCAGTGTGACATTGCCAAATATGTCTCCATTCACATACAAATTGCCCTGAATGCCCACACCACCGGCCACAGTCAATGCACCGGTCACAGAACTGTTGCTCACAGTGTTAGCAGCAATGGTCACAGGATTGCTGTAATAGCTCAAGGGACGATTCAAATCAACTACTGTGATGGCATTGCCAGCGTTGGTTGTTGAAAATCCAAATTCATAGGTGCCTGCATTGGCAAATGTGATCACATTGCTGGAGTACCCTTGAATGCCCACAATGCCGTTGCTGACTGTGTTGGGCAGGGTCAATGTACGTCCTGCCTGATCCACAGTAATTTGAGTGCGCACCACACCCAAGGTTCCAGCAGTGGGCCAGGTGTTTGAAGTAAAACTCAACGCAATGTTGCCAGCCATGTTGATGCTTTGATAAGGCCCGGCACTGCAATCTATTGTGATTGTGCCCGAAGTATTGGCAATGGCCACAACTGTGCCTGAAATGCCTTTGACCAGGGCATTGTACACCATGTTGTTGCCAAGATTGTTGTCCAGTGTAGTGCCTGTGAGAGCTGCCTTGAACACAGATTTATTCTGCAGTTCGGTTATCTCATCTGCAGCATATTGAAAATTTGTACGGGTATTGGTAAAGTTGTCACGCATGCCTTGAGTGTTGTTGCTGACTCCTGCAATGGGATAATTACCGTCGATATCAGCGGGATTGATTTGGCTAGTCATACTGGTTCCTTGTATTAGATATTTATTGCAATCACAATTCCACTAAATAATCCAAAGGCCCTTGAGCAAATGCAAAAGAAAACTAGAAGCATATTAGAAGAACTGGACAGCTTGTACATAGAACGTGATCGCAGAGCCATCATCGAAACTCGCGCCAGCAACCTAATAGAAACAGCCATTCGTTTGCTGGAACAAATTGACGCTGAATTCTCGCCTGACCAAGCAGAAAATCTTCAGCGCAAACTGCTGAATGCAATACGTCAACGAGACACCAGCAAGTTCTCACGGTCCGTAAGGAGAACCAATGCAGATATTTGAAATCACTGCTAGAAAATCAGTTCAAGAAGCTATTAATCCTGGTGCTGTGATTGGTGCACTAGGGTCTAAATTGGCTGCTTACAATGCACAACAAGCCGGATTAAGCATGCCAAATGATTCAGCCGGTGGCAGTGCTTACGGCGACATGCGAGCCAAAGCTGCTACTGCCGCTGATCCGTTGATCAATCAAATGGCTGCAGACGAATTGGCCAACTGGAATCGAACCCTGACCAATGCCATGCAATCTTCTGGTGTGGCAAGACCTGGCGCATTGCCCCCGCAGGTCAAGCAATCATTGTCAGACAGCTTTATGAGTCGTGTTTATGGATATTTCTTAGACGGCCAATTGGGCAATGATTTTTCTAAATTGCCTCAATATGTAGATAAGAAATCGCAGTCTGAAGCAGCTATTTTGATGTCTAAATTGCTGGCCAGCATTCGTGCTATTCGCAATTATAATTCTCCAGCAACCACGCCAGAGGGTCAGTTTAAACAATGGCAAGATCTCTCCAAAGTCACATACGACATAAGATCATTGATGCAGTTTAACTCTGCCAACAATCGTGCGCAGGCTGCGCAGGCTGCGCCAACTAACATGCCAATTATTGCCATAGATCGCAATTCAATTTTAAAAATTGGCAGCAGTGCATTGAATTATAGCAACCCTGTTCACGCCAACATAAGTGCATTGATCCGCAGTTTGATGTCAAAGCCTACTAGTCCAGAGCCAACTATCATTGTTACAGCCAATGGAGATGTCGTGCTAAGAGGCGACACAGGAAATTATCCGCTAGACTCAACAGATTCACTAGAACGTGAACTTATACGCATTATCAAAGCAGAAGTTAAAAAGTTAAACCCATGAAAACCCTACGCACACTATTAGAAGGCGGCAATGTGTTCAAGGATGCAGAAGGCCAGCCACTCACAGGGCGCATCAATCAAAGCGATGTGCCGGCCACTGTGGCCTGGCTTGAACAATTAACTGGCATAGAATTTCCACGTGAACGCTGGTTGGGATCAACAGGCAAAGCCGCCACGTCAGGAGACATGGATCTTGCTGTGGATGCCAATCAAGTATCAAAAGAACAATTGGCCGCAAAACTAACACAGTGGATTGTGGGCCACAAACTGCCGCCTGCTGAATGGATCAAAAAAGGCGGCGAAGTACACTTGCGTACACCCATTCAAGGGCGTCCTGAGCTGGGCTATGTGCAAACAGACTTCATGTTCTTTCCCAATTTAGACTGGGGCACATTT